GTATAAGGCTTAACTTTAATAGTAGCTAAAGTAGGCGATGTATTAACGCTATCTGTAACAAAAACTTTAAGGTCAGTTCCTGTTGCAGGATCCATAACTACTAAAGTTTGGTTTATAGAAATAACGTTTTGTACAAAGCCGGGTCCAGCAGTTGCATTCAATGCAAAAGTTAAAGTGGTTTCTGAGGCTTTAGTTACAGCATCATAAGCGATATGTAATCTGTTTTGCTCAGACCATATGACTTGATCAGAAGACATTGGCATTTCAGCTCCAACCATTTTTAAGAATCCAGATAGGGTTCTATTTCCGTAGCGTTCTACTTCTGCTTCGTAAATTTCAGGTAAGTACTGTTGTGCGAAATCATTTCCTGATCCGTCAGTAAAGTTTAAATAGTTTGACTCAAGAGTTTGTTGCTTTTGAGACGGTTTGATAGTTCCAAACGATGGAATTACATTTGCCATAATTGTTTTGTTTTAATTTTTAAAATCTTTTTGTTTTAATTTTTAGTTTTGAAGAATCAATCCCGCTTATTGCTCTGACTTTTAACCCATTAATAAAAACATCTCCAGCCGCTTGTTGCCTTGGAGCAGATGACGGATTTTTAGAATTACTGATAACTTCTTTTACAGCATCAGCTTTTCCTTGTTCATAAAAATGTGTTGCTATTTTGTCAGCATTAGCAGCAGCGTACATAGCCTTGTGATAACCTTTTGTATCCGTAACATTTCCTTTATCATCCAAGAACTTCTTGACTATGTTGTTAATGTTAGATTGGTTTTCACCAACTTGACTTGGGTTTTGTACGCCATATCTAAACTTTTTTTCACCTAAATTAAAATCAAAACCTTTGAAATCATCATTTAGCAATTGTTTAGTGTCGGCTTTAAACCTTTCGTGTTGTTGAGCGGCTGTATTTTGCTCTTCGTTGTATCGGCTAAAAAAGTCCATTGCTTTTTGTTGCTCTTGTGTCGTACTAGGTCTCAACTTGATTTCCTCGTAATATTTAGACTTAAGAGTTTCTAAATAGTTTTTGGCTTTTGCGGCTTCTTCTTTAAACGCAAGTTTCTTTTTTCTTACGTCTCTTTCTTCGTCCACGTCTTCATCATAACTGAAACTGTCTTCCATAATGAATTCAATTTCTTCTTGATCAAGATGTGGCTTTGTTTTTTTATAGTATTCACGAAGCAATGTTGATTCATTTACGTTCGTGTAATCTGCGTTTAATCTAACGTAGTCGTCAATGTTACCACCGGTTTCCTCCATAAAAGAAACTAATTTCTCTATGTTCTCAGGTAAAGCTCTACCGGTTTCTTTTGCTTCAACTACAGCTTCTTTGACTTCCTCTGTAAGTTTTTGAGTTTCCTCCGCAACTTCTTCTTCTGTTATTTCTTGAATTACTGAAGGCTCTTCTTTAACATCTTCAGCGGGAGCATCTTTTTGTTCGGAGTTTCCTTCGACCACTTCTTGCAATTCCACTTCGGGTTGTTCTGTGCGTAACACGCTTTCATCTGTGCTTTGCTCTTGAATGGCATCCTCTTCTTTTTTAGGTGTTAGATCAACTTTTGTAACACCTTGCGTGTCATTTAGTTTTTTCATTGCGGGTTTTTTCTTTTTTAATTTGAAATCCCCCTCTTGTTTTACGATTTCTGACATGATATGATAATATATAATTAATTAATTGTTCCTATCTAGGCGAAAACTGCTCTAGATTAAATCCACCAAGGCTGTCGTTTCCTTGAGATTCAAAGTTCTTTGGTAATAAATCGTTTTGTCTTTGATCTATTAATTCAGATTGTTGTGTACCTTGTATTTTTACACGTTTGTCTTTTCTATCTTCTATTTGTTTTTCTTTATCTCTTTCTGCATTAACTTTAATTTGCGCTAATTGCATTTGATAATTAAATTCTTCTGCCATAAGCTCTTTTTTAATTTGAGCTTCGGTTTGCATTCTTTGCATTTCAAACTGTGACTTAGCTTGCTCAATACTAACTTTTTCTTGAGTAAGAGCTTGTTGTTTCTGAACTTCCGCAAACGCTGCTTTTTCAGCTGTTTCCGCGTTGGCCTGTGCTTGAGCTTGAATATTATTTAATTGAGCACGTTCTACTGCTGCTTGCTTTTTCTTTCTTTTTAATTTTAAAAATTGATTAGCAAGTTTTAAATTCTTAATTTGTCTAATGTCAATAGCGTCTTCTAAGTCAATGCCTCCTGATTGTAAAGCTATTTGAATATTTTGTTCTACTTGCGCTTTTTCTTCTTCGTCAGGTTCTAATTCTAAATAAATACCAAAATCATGTAGGTTTAAGCTTTTAATTTCTTTTAATGTTTCAACATTAAATGTAGATATGCTATTAGCCAATGAATTAGATGTTAAAGCAAAATCTAAACAATCAGCTATTCTAAGAGATATATTTTCGCAAGTTTTTAAAGTTAAATATAAACTTGATTGTAATATATGTCTTGTAGCTACATTAGATTGATTAGCAGCCATTTTTTGTAAACCTAATAAAGCGTCTTTATCTGGGTTACTTCCATCCCTTGCTTCATTTAAACCAGTAACATCTCTTATCATTTGCAGATAGTAGTTGTAAGTGTTTATTAAAGAAGCTATTTTTCCTTGGCCAGATGATGACGCTAATTCTTGAACAGGAACTTTACCTCTATTCATTTCGCCATCCTGTGTTAATGATCTACCAACAACACTACCAGTTTGGAAATACATATTTAATGCTTCTGCTGGATTATAGTTTGTTCCATTACCAAGATCAACTTCTGCTAAACCATCCATATCTAAGAATACTCCATCTGGAACTATTCTTGACATAACTTGTTGTAGCTTTAAATGCGTTAATTGAATCATATCAGCAAAACCAGTAATTTTACTTACTACAGATTCAATTCTGCCTTTATACATCCTAGGTGCAGTTATAGCGTAATTCATTTGAACTTTAGTGGTATCAGCAAATGGGCGTGTCATATTTTCCGACATTCCCCATTCTAACATAGTATTATTACCTAATACTTTAGCCCCCGTATAAAGCACTTCAATTGTTCTTGATACCTTATTAAAGTTATCATTTTCCGGTGGGTTAAAACTATCGGTTTTTTGAATAGATTTTTCTAGGCCAGACTCAGTTTGCTTTATTTTAAATACTTGGTTAGCATATGTCTTATATTCAAAGTATAAAACCTGAACAGTATTTTCGTCATAATTTCCCCAGCCAGTAACATATTGATTATTGCCCGGCATATTCTGAATGTTCTTTAATTCTTCTTCAGTTATACTTGGGAATTGTTTTTTAAGCTCTGGAATTGTAATTGCTTTAACTTCTCCAACATAATATATGTCTTCAAAGTTTGGATCTTCTGTATATGAATAAACCATATATGCAGGATCAACATAATCAACTACAATGCCATTTGATTTATTAAAGCTTGTTTTTACTGCAGCAATACCTAATACAGTAAGATCATGGTTAAATCTTCTTTTGATTAAATCATACTTATTAGCAGCCATAACATTATTTATAGCTTCTTCTTCTGCAATTTCAACGGATTGCTTATAGCTAAGCTGCATGTGTAATTCTAGCTCTTCTCTGCTTTCAGGTAATTCTTCAGCAGGTAATGATGAATTAGAAAAATCACCACCTAACAATTCATTTGCTTTTTGAATTAAATCTTGAGCAGCCATATCTCTCATTATAGATAGAGCATAGCCTGTTCTTTTCTTTAATGATTCTGGATCTTGCGAATAAGCTTTTATGTCATAAGTTTTTTGCGACATACCATTAACCACTATATCAACAAATTTTGATATAACCGGCACTGGCTTCCAATCTAAATTAAGATAAGACAAGTCACCATTAATGGCTAACTCATCTTTATATTTTTGAACCGATTGCTCCCCTCTTGCGTATAAACGTAACTGGTGAAAATTATTATAATTTGTTTGGTACCTATTACCATTAGTTCTGCCTTGGTCAAACCATTCCTGCTCTATAGCGTGGGCAACCTGAGTTCCGTATTCAATAGAAGCTTTCTCTTGATCGCTAACCACTTGGCTTGGAAAAGAACTATTAGTATTCGTTGTTATATTCATTTATGTTATAATTTTTGAGGTACTACCGTCATTGTTATATCTTTTAAAACCTAAATCAATTGATTTTCTTTCTATTCTATTAGCAGGAACATACCTATGTTTGTTGCAAGCCATTAAAGCTAAGCCGCTACTAATAGAGGCATCGTGTTTTGTTCTGTTGTTTATATTAAACCTCGCCCAGTCTTCTAATGTTCTTTGAAAGTACATATCGCCAAAGCCTGTATCTAATAACCCAACATAAGTTTCTACATATGATTCAATTGCAGCGGCGTGAGCTTGCTTTATATCTTCACTAGAGTTAGGTATTCCACCTATTTCTCTTTCTGTTACAGATAATTTATTCCAAACTTTATCAGGCCTGTTCATTGAGAACCCTCTGTAGCCTCTTCTTTTAAAGTGATATAACAATCTTGGTTTGTTATTCTCTGCTAGTATTGGCATACCATAAAATATGCAAGCCATTAAAACGTCTTCAAAAAATATTTCCGCGGTTTGTGGCCTGGCTATATATTCTAAAAAGAAATGATTAGGCGGCACATCTTCCATTGAAAACTTAGTTAACCCGTGCAGAGATCCATTAGAACCCCTCTGGTCAACTGTACCTGATATGTCATAACTATCACAACCAAAAGCACCTAAGTGCTCATTACCTGGCCATTTAGTACCATTCTTTATTATCACTTGATTTTGGAGATGTTTAGGTGGTACCCAGCTTATTCTAAATCTACCGTCTTTGTTAGGGCTAAATATTACCCTTGTGTCTTGTATACCATTCTCCCAAGCAAAACTACCAGTAGTTACAATTGAAGTATTTCTTAAATCTTCATTGTAGTCTATTTGCTGGTATATTTTTGTTAGATTAAAAAGAGATTGTTTTGCTTCATCTCTAAATGCGTGCTGCTCTGTTCTAGGGAACTGCCTGTACATTTCATTTAATCCGTCTTGATCATTTTTTAAACCGTCAACTTCATTTTGCCAGTGTTCTATAACACCATAATCGACTAACGAGCCGTCGGCAGCCTTAACTGGGTTTTTTGGCGTATCGAATACAGGTATTCCATAAGTATCAATGAATCCTTCGTAGTTCCATTCCATAGGTATGAACAAAGAATATAATCCTGAGCCAGTCTGTCCGTTGCGGTTTCTTTTGGTAACGTCTGAGTCATAGTAAAGCTTTTTAAAATTTTCACCACCTTTATCTAAAGCGTTTGAAGTAGATCCCATTAAGCATTTGCCAATGATCCTACTACCTAATCTTAAAGTTGTTTTTGTAACCCTCCAGTTGTTTAATATATTATCCGGTCTTTCCCATTTACCGCTTTCATCATGTACTAAAAGTCGTAGTTTTTCACCGTCGTACGAGTTGTCCCCTGTGTTTTTCCAGTCGATCGTGGTGTCAAGCCCTTGTAATTCTTTTTTAGCAAGGGATACCTTATCGACGGACTTTCTGGTAATTTTGGACGCGGGTACACGGTAGGCGAGCTCGGTCTTCGGCCTGTCCATTCCGTCCTGAATTGGTTTGAAGAAGAAAGGATAGTTGATTGATATAGGTACCACCTTATCTGTAAACATCTTTTTAGCATCTGCGCCTGACTTGGATAAGATTCCGAATCTCGAATCAGAAGATATTGTTGCCATATGAACTGCTGCTCCGCTTGCCATGAAGCTAAAACCGGACCTCCTATTCTTAAGGTAGCACATTCCGAAACACCTACTGTCTGCCATGCAAGCTTCCCAGTGGAGGAAGAATAATCTGTTTGCTTCCCTAAAGTCTGGTTTCCCAATATCAATTTTGGTCCACTGCAAGTACATGTAATGAGCGCCAGTGATATAAGTAGGAATGCCTTTATTGTAAAACGAAAAGCCTTTTTCCCTGTATTCAAACTCTTGGTCAATATATTCATACCATTTGTTTTTAAAGTGATCGGGATAGGTGTCCCATTCAAATATAGTTTTAATCTTTGATAATTCTTTTGGAATACTATGGGCTTCCCAATACTGATCTAATTTATCTTTGGATCTTAAATAAGATTTGTCTATGTAAGGCAAAGCTATTTTTAATCCTTGTATTTCGTATATTTCTCCAATCTTTCCAGTCTTGCTTATAACAACAACATCGTGTTCTTTGTTATAGCCGTACTCCCATTTATTATACCTGTTTTGGGTTTTAATGGTTTTTGCTTTAATATGATCGGGCAATATTTTATATAGCGATTGCTCGTACATTATTTAGATCTACCTTCAGCAAATCCTCTGAAGCTTTTTTGCGGTGAATCTGCTGATTCATCATTTAACAATAGCTCTTCTTGCTCTATGCGAGAAAGTATTTCAAAAGCGTCAAATATTGCTAGCTTTTTTGTAGCGGCAGCATTTTTAAGTCTGTCAGCTGAAATATCATCATCTGAGTCTACGATCTTTTCTCTAGCTACCTTTATTAATTCCTCAACTGCTTTTTGACCAGCTAGGATTATATTCTTCTTCGTTTCCTTGGTATTCATATTTAATTACAATATCATTAGATTTCATACAGTATAATTTCTTGTCATCGACAACAAATTCAAATTCACTTCCTGGAGTATAACCAATAAGGTCCCCAGGATTGATTCCTAGCGCTTGTAAGGAACTATTACCGTATTTAAGTATACCAATAAGCTCTTGCTCTTTTTCAAGAGAAAAGCTATCTTTATTTTTAATAGGAACAACAAAACATCTATCATTAAAAGATTTCCAATTTTTATTATTTCCGTATAAATATATTTGATCTGGTGCAACAAAGTATAGCCCATCAATAAACATTGATCTACTATCTCGTTGGTTACCTCTCATGTCATAAAACCTTCTAAACACATTATGGTGAATTACAATAATATCACCTACTTTTATACCTGTTTCATAAGCTAAAGGAGTTGCTACTACTTCAGCGTAATTATTTACAGATTTAAAGCTTTCTATTGATGCGTTTACAATAAGCGTTTTATCTCCAACTTGCTTTTCATTATCATAGCGTTTGCCAACTGGCTCCACAATGAAGTCGTATATGCTTCTCATTAGTACTCGAGATCATACTCAACGGATATTGCCATGTTAGAATTAAACTTCTTCCATGGCATTACCTCGCTGTTCTTCTTTATGTGAATGTTATAAGAGTTGTCATCCTCGCTAAATAATATATAAGCTATTTCGTGGCCTCCATAAACAGACTGCCCCACAGCGTAATGCATAGCCTCGTTTTTATAATCAGAACCTATACTTATTTTTCTTATAACAGATGACATTATTCTTCTTCTTTAGTGATTTCTGTAAAAGATCCGCTTTCTATATCAATAGTAATAGCTCCGTATTCTTTTTCTAACTCAGCTTTGAAATCTTCAATTTCTTGATTCAAGCCAGCCTGCTTATGTAATAAGCCATGCTTTTGCACTTCTACAAAACCAATATCTTTTAAAATATCAGTTAATTGTTTTTGCTGTTCTTGAATTTTAGCTAATTGGTCTTTTGAAATTTCTTGTACTTTTTTCATTTGATTTAATTTAATTTGATTTATAATTATTGGTGTTTATTATCTCCAAATACTTTTTCAACGGATCTTCCACCAAAATACCCGCCGATTACTATACTTAATAATCCTGTTATACTGTCTAGCTCATAGCCTAAATACCAACCGGTTACATAGCTGATTGTTAAAAAAACCAATGTTAAAGGTCTTACGTTTGCCGTTAACCAGCCGCTTCTTGAATCAGCAACCCATCTTTTTGTGGTACCATCTATTTCAGCTCTTTCAATTTTTAACTTTTCAAGAGCTATTTTTTTATCTGTTTCAGAAAGCTCAGGGCTTCCATTAATCAAATCTGATATAACGTTACCAGGAAGAATAGCATCTCCAATAACCCCTAAGATAGAAGGAATTTTATTAATAAGAAACTTTCCTACGCCTGTTTCTTTAAATGGTTTTTTATTTTCCATAAGCTTCTTTTTCCCAAGGCAAATTTTTAGCCCCCTCTTTCATTTTTGACCTAGGGTATTTTTTGCCTTTCCAAAACACAGCGCCATCATTGTAATCAAGATCACCGCGTTTCATTTGATCTATGTGAACCTTCTCGTGATTAATTACTTTCTGTATTTGTTTTGGATCAGTTATATTCTTGTTTATTAATATACTGCCATTTTTGTCTGCTTTGCCTAAAACTCCTTTTTCTAAATTTACATTATAAATCGGAGTGTTATCAATTACATACGGAGCGCCTTTCAGTTTAAACGCCATTGTACGGAAACACTTTGTTTAAAGCTTCTTTTCTTTTTTGGCAACC